ACTCCCTCGCGGTAGAAGTTGGCGTACTTGATGTTTCCGCGAAAGAACGTGTGCGTGTTTCCCTGGTATCCACCACGCAATATGATGTCGTTGAATTCATCGCGAACCAGCGTCTCGTTAGCCTGGTTCATGTTGTAGATCCAAATCGTGGCCACGTTCGGCGTTCGGTAGATCGTCTTTGTGAACTCCCACTTGATGCGAAGCTCTTCAATCAGAAGCCCATTCGACGGGGACACATCGCCGTTGCCGTTCTTACCGACCAGTAATTGGCACGTGCGCAGCCACTTGGTGGACTTCTTTTCTGTGGCCGTAATCGTCACGCGACAACCTCACCCGGCGCCACAAACACGACCTGAATTCTAACGCCAAGGTCTTCAGGGCCAGCATCCACCGCGGCCAACATGCTCGACGCCGCTCGGTCGATTGCATACATGGACCCGATGCCAAGCGCATAGGGGGCCAGCAAGTCACACCCAAGCAAGATGGGAACGCCAGACACAAGCGGCACGCCGGTCGAATCAAACGAGAGGTCGAAATACCACGTCTGGTTGCGCTCGTTGAAGTGCTGAACGAAATGATAGGCGACTCCGTTCAGGTTCGCGGTGAAGTCGGACCAAGCATCGGATGAAAATGGGATGACTTGCATCACTTCCCCTTACCAGTAATGGAGGACAATGACGACTTCGTGGTCTTCTTTATGTCCTCCGGCGGCTCCTCAGCTTCTTCCTTGCCCTTCGTGACCTTTGGCGCGGCCTTCCGATCAACCGCCTTGGTAGCGCGCGGAGAAAAAAGAACGGTCTGGGTCGTCGCGAACGTCACTTGATGAAGCTGAATCTTCGCCCGCATTACCCCGCATGAGTCCTTCGCCTGCTCAGCCGAGCCGTTCTCAAACATCATGTTCTGATACAAGCGCAAGCCCGTCTGCACATCGAAAATCGCAAACGACTTCGCTCGGTCAATGATGAACTTCCAGGCGTTAATCGACCTGCGAACGTTGCCCTCGCCGGCTTCCGTCCACGTCGTGGCGAGCTTGTATGATGGCGTTCCGCTGTCGTCGGAAATCAGTGGCGTGTCTGATACGGCAACCTCCATCGTGAGAATGTCCGGCTTGTTGTAGGCGTGGTCAGCTAGGCTCACGCCTGTCTCGACTGGGTTTTCTGTAATCGCTACGTCGAAAGCGTGGTGCTCATTGATGACGGCATCGAACACATAGATGGACGGAAGCCCCGTAACCTCATCGGTTCCGAAGTCAAACTTCCTATCTATGCGCTCTATGATTGCAGTTGTCGCCATTACCGTGTCCCGCCTTGACCGTCGCGAGTGTGGTTCCTGGCCGCCCGCTGTATGCGGCGCCAGGTCTTGTCACCGCTCGATGCTTCGTGGACGTGAACCTCTCCGATGTGGACGCTGCTATCGCTGCGTTGATTCACTGTAGACCGACCTGCGCCCGTTCCCGAGCCCCATGGCATTGCCGCTGCGCTAGGGTCACTGAGTGCGCCAAGGCCTTTGTTGGTGCGATTGTTGAACGCTTGGTTTTGCTGATTGAACCAATCTTCATCCATCCCTGCGTATGCCGCACGGGTCTTACCAGTGCCGGATGTGGGAGCCTCGAAGGATGGCAGGACTATGCCAAGCGCTCCGGCTACCGCCTTCAGAGGTCCTGTGATGTAGCCGCCGATTTCTTTCAGCTTGTCGAAGCACCACTCGAATGCTTTGCCCAGCCATGTTACGACCGGATCCCATGCTTCTTTAAGCAGCGAGGCGCCAAGCTTGATCTCCTCGATCGGAAGCAGCACCTTTGCGATTGGCTCTAGCCACTCCTCCCACATCTCGCTGAACCATTGCGAGACCGGCCCCCAGCTATCATAGAGGTCTGTGGCGGCGATGACGAGCCCACCAATGCCAACAACCAGAAGCCCAAGCGGCCCGCTCCCCGTGGTCAGCGCAATGAGCGCCCCACTGAGAAGCGCGATCGCTCCCTGTGCAACCTGGACGGCATACGGGAACTTCGTCAGGAGCCAACCGGTTACGCTCGTTCCACCTTGGTAGAACACGTACAGGTCTTCCGCCACGAGTGCCAGCGCCGCAAACAGGCCGCCGGTAAGGATTCCCTTCATCACGGAGAATCCGCTGTTGAGCAACCCGGCCGCGCCATTGGCAGAACCCAGCGCTTTGACCACCTTGGTGAGTTTCGATCCCCAGTCCAGGAACATCATCCCGTACTTGTGGGCCATGAGCACGCCGAACACGGCCGCGATCTTCCCGGCGTTCTCCCAGAGCAGCTTGGCCACTTTGACGACGCCGTCGATGTAGCCCTGAATCATCTTGATGTTCTTGGCGTCCGATACCCACGCCGTGAACTTCTTCAGCAGGTCGTTTACGGTGGGCAGGAGCCCGATGGCAAGGCGTTGCTTGAGCCGCTGGAATGCGCCCTCGGCCTTTAGGAAAAGCTTCTCGCTCTTGTCTGCGCGTTCATAATCGCTATCCTTGAATGCTCCAGCCTTTAGGGCTTCCTCGCGAAGTCGCTGGAAATTTGCGCCACCTTCGCGCAGGAGCGGAATCAGCTTCTGGTCGATGCCGAGCGCGTTCGCCATGGCAAGGTTCTTGCCCGTGTTCCCGCCTTTCATCTTGTCAGCGACTTCGCCAAGCATCTGGTCGAAGGTCTTGATCTGCCCGTGGGCATCCTTCGCCTTGAGCCCGAAGCGTGACAGCATCTTCTCGGCCCGCGGGAACCCGGACGCAGCTTGACCTAGCGTAGCGTTCAAGCTCGCAATCGTGCTCTCCATGCCCTGCAAAGATGAATCGTGCTCGGCGGCGACGCGCCCGAGCGCAGCTACGTCGGTGGCCGCCAAGTCAACACGTTCGCTAAAAACCTGAATATCAGCCATCCCCTCGATGGTGGATTTTATGAACTCGCCAGCGCGCTTCAGTCCCTCGAATCCTAGGTACATCTCACCAAGATGCTTGAGTCCTTCCATCTTCTCTTTGAGATGGTCGACGTTCTTGGCAAAACCCTCCATGCCTTTCGGGTCAACCGAAAAGCCTAGCCGGACCATGAGCGAATCGAGAACCGTAGCCACTACTCACGCTTCTTTCGTTCAGCTTCCACCCGACGCTCGTGTTCCTCTTGCATGTCGAGTGCCTCGTGAAAATCAGCAAGCTCGCAAATCGAATACGTGCCCGCCCCGGCTTCGGTGAGCTGCCAGAGTTGGCAGAGGGGCGGATTCCTCATGATGGGCCTCCAGATGTACCAGTTCACGTTATCAGACGTGACTGGCTCTATGCTACTGGCGTCGTCGTTTCCTGGTTGCTGCTGGACCTTCGACGGAACTCTTCGACTAAAGGGCCGAGGTTGTGCTCGACGGCAGCGATGAACGCCTGCCAGATGTCAAGCGGGCGCTCCGAGAAGTCCGAGTCGATGTGCGAGAATTTTCGCCCATCGATCGTCATGTAGTCGTTGAATACCAAATTCATCAACCGAGTCAACTCGGAGAGAGTGAGGTTCTTGGCCACGTTCGCGACCACCTCAGTGATCCCGAGCGCAAGCGCTGACCCGACGTCTCCCTTGGCCGCGGCAAGCAGCGGGGAGATGTCGAGTTTTCCAGCGACCTTGAGCAGCGACAGCTGAAGGTCGAGCGCTTGCGTGGCGGAACACCGAAGAATCTCGTATGTGCGCCCGCCGATTGCTTTCGTGGTTTTGCTGAATGCCATCGCTTAACCCAGGGCCTCGGCAATGGAAGTGGGAACGCCGGCAAAGGGCGGGTCGCCGAGTTGCATGTGCAATTGCTCGAAAATGAACACCCACTCGACGGTGCTGGCCTTCGCGCCACGAGTATAGTCAGGGTGCTTCTTGATGTAGCCGACGGTGGTTCCGACGCCATCGTTTCGATAGACATCCTGCTGTTGGACAACAACGGGGACAAAACCCTCCATGTGGTCTTGCCCTGTAGTGATTTTGTTCAGGTAGCTGTTGGTCGGCGATGTCTGCTGCAGCTTGATCGTGACCTGTCCGGACTTGTCAGCCGACAGACTCACAACCATGTTGCCGTCGACGCCGACTTCGTGGCTCGCATTGTCTGCAAGACGCTCGGCCTTGAACGCATCATCGCCGCTTGCGAAGTTGGTCACGGGAACCCCGTTGACCGTCGTGAGAGTCTTTCGCCAATCGTAGAATTTCATGTTTCAGCTCCTTAGCGTTGGAAGATGATGGTAGGGGCGAGGTACTGAAGCGCGCCTGCGCCTACGACAGCGGTGGTGATGGCAGGGGCCTTGCGGGCGGCTCGGTCCGCCGTGGTCAAGCTCGTGATCGGCTGGGCATACGAGTAGTAGCCGGTGCCCACGAAGTCGTTCTGATCGAGCTCTCCGAAGCCAGGGAAGCCCCATACGCCGGGAGCCGCCAGGCCATTACGCACGGCCTTGTCGAGCGTCTTCTTGGCCGCGTTCACGAGTAGCTGCGCGCCCTTGTCGGTGCCTGGAACTCGCTGGCTCGTGAGAAGGTTCACGTAGTCGACTTGCATGTTGGCAACGAGCCAGTCGAGTGCCATTCCCTCATCGACAAATCGGCCATTGACGCCCGTTCCGCCGAACGCCTGACCACGCTGGAGCATGAGAGCAGAGCCGAATACCGCGTAGACGTTGCCGTTAAGTCCAGGGGTAGCACCATCGGTGGTTCCGCAAATCGCATTGAACTGAGTCTGTGTGACAGTCGCGCCAGAGACCCCAGTAAGAACCGCCATGAGCGACGTCTTGATGCCGTTCGGCTGGTCGTATTGGGTCGTCATGTAGAAGGCCATCACGGCCGCGTGAATCGTCGCGTGAGCATCGCTGGCGGCGTCCGAGTAAATGCCCATGCTTCGCGAGTAGCCAGCCGCGTTCGCGGTGTGGAGCATGCTCGTGGTGTCAGGTGGGCTGATGCACGCTGCCTCTTGAGTGCAGAAGAAGAACCGGCGGCCGTTGGCCTCAACCCAAGCAGCGACCAGCATCTGGTCAGCAGTCGCGACATCCGACACGCAAGCCACTCCGTAGAAAGCCGGGTTGGCGTCAGCGCAAGCGGTAATAGCCGCCGTATAGGTAGCGTCAGCCGTGGCATGCACGCCGACCATGAGCGACGCAGGAGTTGGCGTCTGCGAAAAGTAGGTAGCTGCGAATTGCAAAAGTACGGTGTCGCTCACGAAGGCCGCAGCAACCGCCGCATAGGTTGTGAAAGTTTGCACCCGCCCTGCACCAGGAACGCTCGTCCCATGCGTGAGCACGAGCCCGGAGTTGAAGCTGGGCGCCGCCTGCGGGGTCGCAGAAAGCACCAACGTGACGGGGGCGATGTTGTTCAGAGAAAGCGTGCTCATGGTGTGACCTCAATTGGGTAGACGTCCGGCGATGTCTTGCCTGGTGATTGGTAACGAACCTCTGCGCTCTTGATTGAGCCGAACGATTCGATAAGAAATTGCTCACGGTTCACAATGACGAAGGTCATGTCCACGCTGCCGCGGTCTTCCCACGTCGAGCTGTTGACGAATGCACCGACGTCGCGGGGCTCGCTGGAGTCTTCAAGGCCGAGGCCCATTTGCTCCATGAGCGCCATCATCGGCGATGATGCTAGGATCGTGTCGAGACGTGCAGCCTTGTCGACTGCTGACATCCCGAACTGGGCAAGCCCTGCACCGTCAGAAGTGGGCGTGGCATGGCGAAAGAATTGGATCGAGGCCGTGAACCTGTAGACGTTCTCGATGTTCTCGTTGACCTTCGTACTTCCCGTAGTCGGGTCGTTCACGTACTCCACCGACTGCGCGCCAAAATCAGCCGATGGCCCGGCCATGATCTTGACCGTCGCAAATTCTGACACCTCGTTGCCCACCGGATACGGCTGGCCGGCAGGACGAACGCTTCCGCTCGGCATGTTGTACGCTGCGCCCACGAGCTTGCGCACGAAATGGGAACACGCATCGACGAATGAAGGAGGCGCGTAGCTCATACCGCCTCGCCATACAAGCGCTGTGCGAGCGCCTTGGTCATGCCGTGCTTGTCAAATGCTTGGACGTGGACAACGCGGAACTGGTTGCCAGCGTCGTCGATCAGAACGTCAGGGAGTTGTGATTGTCCATCGCCGGGGCTCAGGTCGGCTGATGCCGTGAAGAACGCTTGCACGTCAGCTAGCCGCGTTCCTTCAGGAAGGTATTTCGCGTCGGCAGTGGCCGCCGGCTGAATGATCCCAGGGATATCGGTAGTGTCGGTATAAGTCGTGGTGGCCAGGCCGTAATTGGAAAGCGTAGACGTTGGCCGGCGACGCGTGAACAGAGTCCCGCCAAGGTCGGCGTCTGACATCAGGTCGGACACGTCAACGCGCATTGGACGCACCTTCGACGACGTACGTCACAGCCTGCCTTAAATTTCCCGTATCGATAAGCGGGCGCGTAGAGCCCTTGCGCTTGATGGTCTCGGGCTTGAGCGGCACGAACGAGCCGACAACAAACTCGCGTTTGACCTCGCCGACTGCAACCACTCCAAGCTTTTCGAGTGCTTGTTCGATGGTCATCTTGCCGAGCAGCACTTTGCGAAGACTATCGATATTTACCGCGTTCAGCTTGGGCGCCGCGCGCCGAATGCCACCGCGAAGAAAAGAACGCTCTGGGATGCCCTGCTCGGGCGAGCCAAACTCGTGGACGGCCGCGATGGTGGCCATGGATGTACCGCCGCCCGCATCGTGCTTTACCGTGACCTTGGCCTTCTTGCCGTTGTCGAAGGTAACGTCCGCCTTGAACGCCGTGTGCTCTACGCCAGCCGGTACGCCAACCAGCACCGAACGATTCGCCGAGTTCATGCGCGCCATCAGCGCCTTGAGCCCTGGGAGATCGCCGCCGCTCATGCCGCAAACCCTCCCATGCCAACGAGCCGCCGCAGCCGGCAGAACTCTTGCCCGTAGCTAGTCCGCATGTACGGGTCCTTGGCTTGGGCGTTAATCATCATGGAGTCGTATGACTTTGAAACAGGTCCAACCGCCTTGGACGCAGTGTCACCCGCGTCCGCGCGATTGGTGGGTTGGGTAGCGCGCAGGTTCGACATTACGATCCTGTGCGCTATCCAATTGCCAAGACCTTCCGAGTACCAGGCCCCCCATCGATCAACGTCGAAGAAGGGCGCAGCCTTGACCAGCCACTTGGCAATGGTCGCCGGTGTCTCTGCCGCGAATGCGGCAAAGTCAGGGTCGGCTAGAAACTCGGCAGGTGTCATTGATGCCCGTTGCTTGCTCTAGGCTTCGTCGCAGTAGAGCCAGGTGTAGGGATAGCGCACGTTCAGGCCGGCGTAGCGGTAGGTGCCCGGCACGAAGATGTCGAGACCTTCGGGCTGAGGAGCCAGGAACCGCAGCGGCATGGGGATGTGCATGATCATCCGGCGCGACTCGTTCCGGTAGAACAGCATGCGGCTGGCCGCCGTGGAACCGTTCGAGTGGCTGAAGCCCTTGTTCGAGAACTGATAGACAGGCTCGATACTGATTGGCTCTTTCTTGGTCGTGGTGAGGATGTTGCCTTCCTCGATCAAGCTGAGCAGCGTCTTGGTCCCGAGCGCGTTGTAGGTGGTCGCCAGCACCGAGTAGGTGGCCGGGTCCATCGCAACGGTATTAGGAAGCACGACGTACTGACTGTTCTGCCAGGCCGTGAGCAGGCACAGATTGAAGTCGGCAAGAATCTTTTGGAAGTTGCCCAACGCAGCCTGAGTCGCCCAGGCGCCGGTGTAACCCGACATGGACTGGTTGATCAGCGTGATTTGTCCAGCGGCCGTTCCGGTCGTCTGATTGGTCATGCCGAGGTAGCTCGCGCCACCCGCAACGCCGGCCACTTCGCCGTTCATCGCGACTTCGTTCAAGTGGCGCTCTGCCATCTCGACGGCGGTCTGCATACGAGCAATCGGGAGCGGACGAAGGAACTTCGCCGACTCGATCAGCTCTTGCTGATTGTAGCGGTAGCCAGCGCCACCGTTGACCACCTGGATTTCGACCTGGCCCGCAGACACGTCAGCCGTGGGAACATCCTTCGAGCTGGCAGAAACCCGCTTGCCCTGGCCGACCTTGTCGTAGACCTGGTAACGAACGCTGGCCGCTTCGGGGCCGGCTTCGGAAGTCACGGGTACGAGGGAACGGAACTGCATCTCCGTGTATTCGCGCTCGTAGACAGTCGCCTCGGTATAGGCGAGCTGAGACACCACGAAGGCCATCGTCTCGGGCGAGTCGACTACTTCCTGGTGACCGTTGTTGTGCATGAGCTTGGCGACTCCCTCGCGCAAAAGACCCATCCGGGCCTCGTCGACCAGGGCGGTCGTAGGTGCGCAGGACTCGCAATCAATGACGTTTACTTTGCGTAGCATGTTGTGTTCTTTCTCCTGATTACGAGGTAGTGCGCGGGTTGCTTGTTCCGGTCAGTCGCACCCTTCCGATGGTGCCGGCCGCGATGGTGGTTTGACCGAGGTTGGCGATCCACGTGGCGCCAGGGATAACGAGGCGGTCAGCGCTGGCCGCGCCAGTCGTGATGCCGCCGAGCTTTCCGCCCTGCGAGACAATCGCGAGAACGGCATCGCCGTCGGTGACGGTTTCGTACGCGGCGACGTAGATGTCGCCGAGGTACATGATGCCAACGGCGTCAGTCGGCGCGTAGCCCACGTTGTTGAGTCCGTCGGGACGCAGGGAAGCGTCGCGAACCGTGATGCCAATCGGGAGATCACCTTGAGCGGCGATGCGCTTGCACATGCCAGCGTTGGTCCCGCGGGAAACCGCGATTCCGAAGTCGAGCATGCCAGGTGTGGCGGTGCTGGTTCCGCCGGTGACAGACTCGTTGATACGAGTCATGATGGAGCATTCCTCTTCATTGGCGATTTGGCCAGGGTAGCCCAGCGCCAGCAGCGGGCCTCCTGCGGTAGCGAGTGTTGCGATACTCATGTTGATTTTCCTTTGCAGAAGTTCGTGATGGTTCTGGGTTGACTAGGCGGTGTGCCGCTTGGGATGACAGAGGTTCCACTTGTAGCGCTCGTACCCGCTAAGGTCAGAGCCGTCGCCCTTCGATACGGCGGAGTCGACAACGGTCTTGTCATCGCCAGCGGTGAGCAATTCGCGCGTGAAGGCGCTATCAGTCGCGGTCGTCGCGACGGTCTCGGTCTTCTTCTGGCGCTTCACAGCCAGCGCAACCGAGAACGCAGAGCCGAGACGATCGTCTCCGGCCTTGTCCAACGCCTCTCCACAGAGAGCGGCATCGACTGCGAGCTTGATCGCGGCGTCGCCCTTGCAGGCAATCGCAATCGCTTCACGTCGCAGGGTGGACGACGGCTTGCCCGCCGGCTTCACTTCGGGGGCCAGGATACCGGCCTCGACGATGATGCCAGCGTGGTCAAGAGCGACCTTCTCGGCGTCAATGGCCGCCTTCTGGGCGCCCTTCAACTCCAGGATTTCGGCGTCCTTGGCCGCGATTGCCAGCTTGCCGCTTTCGAGAACGGTCGCCAGGTCGCCGATCACTTTCTCGTGATCGATGGTCAGTTGCGCGTGGTCTGCGGCGAGGGTTTCCACCATCGACGCTGCCGGTTCCTCGAACTCCAGCGGCGTCTTGCTCTTGCCAATCCTTACGGTGCGTGTTGCCATGGTCTTGTCCTTTCGGGTTTCTGAATCGGCAACGATACAATCGGCGCCGCCGCGACCTCGCGGTACTAGGGCTGTATGATTTGCCCGGATATTTCTCATGTACCCATCGACGGGCTTTCCGTCGGGGGTTTGCTTGATTGAATCGTCGAAGTCGAACATGTAGCCGGTGGACAGCCCGTCACAGCCGGCGTTCAGCGCATCGATCGCCCGCTTCGCCTTGAACGTCAGCGTGGCTTGCATCTGGTCGCCCACCATGTGGACGCCGCTGGTATCGCCGCACGCGTTCTCTAGCCAGTTGGCCGAGGTCAGCAGCTTGCCCTTGGGGTGCGGGTAAGTGAGACTCGCGCCTTCGTAGCTAGATGCCGCCTTGGCCACTTCGTCGACTGGGCGGTAGAGGTTAATCCGCGTGTTGGGCGGAACGCCTGGAAGGTCAAGCTCGGAAGCCAGGTACGTCTGGATATTCCCGCCGACCGCAATCGTGCCCGGCGCGGTGACGAAGCCCGTCTTGCCGTCCACTGTCCGCTGAGAAAGCGTCGAGAAGTCGTGAGCCGTGCAAGTCTTCATGCCGCCGCTCCGAATCCGAACTGCGCTTCCATGTTGTCTAAGTCTAGGTGCGGCAACGCAACGCATCGACAATTGCACGCCATTCCCGGATTGACTGGCTCGTCGTCGACAATGGGCGGGTTGTCCCAACTGAAAACTTCGCCATCGAGTTCGGCATGGCTGTCTCGTACGCGCTCGTCCTCACTTGTCGACCACTCGTATTGCTCAATACCGAGATCGGTCTGCCGGACCTGGTTGAAGCTCGAATTCATTTTCGAAGTCTGGTCGCGCGCGATGAAGGCGGCGCGGTTTTCCGTGATGTCGCCAATCTCTTGAATGCGATCGGTAAGCGACTCCCACCGCATGCCCTCGGCCCAATGGGTTTCGACGGCGTTGGTGATCTTGTCGAAGTACTGCTCGGGGATGGACTTGATCAGGTCGACGTTGTCCTTGATCGCCGAGTGGGTCGCCGAGGTGATGCGCGGGTTGTTGGTCAGGAACGGCTTGACGTCGACGCTTACCGATGCGCGGATGGCAGAGGCCAGTCGTTCGTCAACGGCGTCCCGGCTGCGCGCGGCTGCGCCGAACGCGAGACGGTCGGCCAGCTTGCCGATGCCGCCGAATTCGCGCGAGAGATTCTTGATCTGCGCCTTGGCGCTCGATTCGTTCGGGCTGTCAACCGCAAACAGCTCGCCGTCGGTAGCCTGCTGGGGGAAGAGCGACTTGAGCGCAGGAATCAGGACGGCCTGCGTGCGCTGCCTTAGATGCTTCACCAGACGTTGAAGCTCGGCCCGATACCAAAGCTCGTTCTTGTGGCTGGGGCGCACCGGGCGCATCGTGCGGCCCTGTCGCTTGCGCATCCTCTCCACGGCATGGCCCGGCCCCGTTATTCCGGAGTGGAGCAAGTGCCCGATCTTGATGTGCACGCCCCCATAGTGAGGCAACCGTGATGCACGTGGAAGAGCGACGTAGACCGGTTGGCACAAAACTTGCTAGCGTCTGATAGCTTGACTCTTTCGTCTTGGTTGTGCGAGACTCGCTGCCCATGGGATCGAATACCGTCACTTTGGACAAGGAACTCAGGTATTCGTTGCTGCAACTCATGGGAGAAAAGGGCGGCATTTCTAATGCCTCTAGGATCCTGAAGATTCCCAGGCAGACGCTTCTCAACGCTGCGAATGCGCTCCCGATTCAGCGTGGGACGGAGGCGCTGATCACGCAGAAGATGGCGGCGCGGGGAAAGACTGGGAAGGCCACATGAAGATCGTGGATGCGATGGAAATAGGACGGGCGATCGTATTATCCACGCATGGCCCTGTGACCCGTGATGCCCCCCAGTACAAGCGGTCAGCATATGAACTTCCAATTTTCGATGCAACGGAAGTGCATTCACTTCTCGATCCTGACGTGGACAATGGCACAGAGAATCTTGTTGTTGATGGGATCAAGTTCAGCCTTCCATTCGATGGCATGGTGATTGTTGATAGATTCGCCAACAAAGAAGAACTAAACGGCACCGAGTTCGCCATCTTGGCCTGCCAGGTCGCGTCCGATATCGAGGGGCCGTACAGCCTCCAGTTCCGCGCGACTTTCCCAGGGGCAGCATCTTTCATTCGCGCGGATGTCCTCTGTTTGCCGAAGGATCACAAGCTGCCAATAGTGCTAGGATCCGGGATGCTTGGCATTGACGAAAATATGACGCTTATAAAAGCCAATTCAATTGCCATTACAGATTATAAGCGACCAACTGGGAAGTGGAATGACTACGTCACGGTGATGATGGATCGAAACATTGATCCAGAAGCCATCGAAGGCCAGAGAAGCGCTATCGTTCAAGAAATTTCTGGGTTACTGTTCATGATAGCCCTACTGAACTGTAAGAACGTAAGTGCATCGCTGAGTCCGTATCCAATTACAAAACCGACGCTCAAATGGGGAAAATCTAAGCAACCCAAGGGGAAGCGCTATTACGTCTTGGACATAGAGCCCATGCGGAGGCTCATGAAGCATGAATTTCAGGGAGGCCAAATCACGACGGCCAAGGCGCTCCATCTATGTCGTGGCCACTTCAAGAACTTCGACGACAAGCCGCTCTTCGGAAAGCTCAAGGGAACGTATTGGTGGCAGCCCCACGTGCGCGGTGCCGCTGAGGCTGGCGTGGTCGACAAGGACTACCGGATCAAGTTGGAAGCCAAAGCGATGCCATCGACCGACCCCCCCCCCCCCAAGGAGACCGCATGATCTTCCCTCCGCCAATTCCGCTCCACGCTCCGCTCTACTACGGTGAACCACCGTCAAAGACAGTTGCGGTCGTGATAGTATGGGGCATCGTTGCCTTATGTGTGTTTGCTGTGAGAGCCGCTGACGCGATATTCGACCAAGGCTACCGAGTGAACCATCGTCGCAGCGCCTTCCTGTCATTCCTCGCGCCGCTCTGGCCGAAAGTGTTGTTCTGCCAACCGAAGGAGAAGACCGATGAGTGACCAAGTAGCCCCCATGAGTGAACCGATGTTAAATCTTTCACAGCGCCTTTCCGCTCAGGAAATCATCTCAATGTCCGCAGATGCCGTAAGACGCCGTGACTACCTGAAAAATACCCGCATCCCGGAGTTGAAGGCCACCATTAAGGGCTACACTGAATCCTTGATTGAAGAAGAAATGGATCTAGTTCGACGGGAACGGAAGGTAGCAGAACTGGATATTCCGTACCAGCAAGCAACCGCGCTTCTAGCAGAGGTTACCTATGTCGAACCCGAACCCACGAAGGAACCCACCACATGAGCCAGAAGCCAGCTACCCAACCCGCCGCCCGTCAGTCCACTCTCGCCACGTTCTCCCCGCCCATCCCGCGCCCCGAACCGTGGACACGCGATGGAAGCTGGATACTCAACCATGAACACCGGCCAGTGTGCATGCTGCTTCCGAACACGACCGACGCGCCGAAGAAACTGTTGCTCGCCGCGGGCGATACGGCTTGGCAGCGCGATGTGATGCTGGCATGCCTACGAGACGTGGCGACCGCGCCGGGACTGGAAGGTGTCGCGGTTGATTCGGCGCGAGCCCTGCTTGCGGAGATGGACAAGGACGCCACATGAGAGAGGGCGACCGCGTGATGCTGGTTGCCGACTTCGAGCGGATAGCCGGGGGCACAATCCAGGCCGGCACCTTCGGACTCCTCGGCGTTACCGTCGGAAACGTTGGGCACGTCATGCTCGACGGCGGCGGCTCGGCCATCGTTCCCGTGAGCCTACTGCGCGCGGCCTTGCCCCGCCAGTCGCATCAAGCCGAAACCAGCGACCCAGAGAAAGACAAGCCATGAGCGAATCCAAGCACAATCCGCAAGCCCTTCTAGCCGCCACGATGCCCGCGTTGCTCCCGCCGGGCTTCGTCTGCCAGGGTATGACGCTCGGAATGCAGATGCGTCCGAACCCGAACATCCTTCTCTTGCCAAGGGAACTCATGCGCACCAGCGTGGAAGGCCCCAACATGGGAGAACTAGAAGTGTTCATCGCAGGCCCCAACGGCGAGCCGGATGGATGGCGGCGCGCTCCTGAGGGCATGGAGGCGCATCTTCTAGGCACGCCGCTACCTACCGAGAAGTGCAGCGTGGTCATCATGGCCATGTCGTCAGTAGTGGATACGCTCGATAAGGGCATCGTCACCCTCGACGGTAAGCCGCGACAGACCATGCAATCGACCATCGGGCACAAGGTGATTGCCGTGGTGCCGCTGGACGTGTTCCAGAAAGAGCACATGGCGAATCTGCGAGGGCCTACGACCTAGCCCCGTTCCGAATGTAACCTTGCCAGTATCGCCATGACCTGATGCCTTGCGAGCCCGTCTGCCCTTATCGCTTTCATGGCGTGGCGGGAAGCGTGAAGCATCAGCGTCTTGTCGGTCATGACCTGCGGCTCCTGACAAATCAGCAACTCGTCAACGTGGCGATCGCTTGCCCGCTGCAAAATCGTCATATCCGAAACATGTGGGCGGCCTTCGTAGGTGTCATCGGCCGTCGGTTCGTAGCCAAGCATCATCTGGCACCACTGGGCAGCGCCATTACTCGTCAGGGCCATGGCACACGGTACATAATAGTTGCACAAGCAGATGATGTCAGGGCCGGCAACGATGGCAGGCGCTCGGAACCCGATGTTGACTACGTCGTAGTCCACCATCAACCCGCCGCCTATGGCGCGCATTGCAAACCACCGAAGGTAGCAGGCCAGGTCATAGCCTTGAGGGTTCACGCTGGGCAGGCGCTGTAGCCGCTCCATCTCTTCGATGGTGATGACTACGTCGCCTCGGCCTAGTACCTTGCACTCCCAGCCCCAACGCTCCCAGGACTCGCGCCACACGGCCAGCTCTGCACGCTGGATAGACTCGTCAACGTTGGGGAGTGGCTCGTAGTAGGTGTGGACAACGTTCATGCGCTACGCCGACTCAACACCGCGAAGAACTCACCCGGCTCCATCGTCCACTTGCCATCGGCGCACGCGATGAACTCGTCAACCGCGGTCTTTACGCCACTGGAGAAAAATCCATAATCGTCGCATACCACTACCGCGCCATGAACCGCCACGTTGTCAAGCCACGCCAGCGCATCACTCGTGCCATCGAAGAAGTCCAAATCCACATAAGAGAACTTGACCGCCAATGGCAGAGCGGCCACGTCCTTCAGCGTGTTCGCGATAAAGCCGTCGTGGATAACCACCCGATCACTCGGAAACCAGATGGCGCTCAACTCCGATTCTACGAGCTCGCGGCGAATGGACATCTGGCCCGCGTATGCGTCCATACTTCCGAGACTAAAGATGTCGTTCAGGAGATGGTCACGCTCGCCAGGCGCCGGCAATCCCTGGAAGCTGTCGAACAGGTGCAGCGCCGTCGCTTCGTCGCGGATTTCGTTGGCGATGAGCGCGGATGTTCTCCCTTGGGCTACCCCGAATTCACAGCAGGAGCCGGGCAAGTCTCGGACCTCTGCGAGTGCGGCGATGATGACTTGCGCCTCGTCTTGGGATGTGCCGAGGAGGGCGGCGAGCAGTCCGGGGCGAAGTTCGTCGCGGACGCTCATTACCTACCCCTGTGCACAAGCAGCGACGTCGCATGGCCAATCGCTGAGTAATCCTTAACGCTGACGAGAAGCGCGCTCTCTTTGGCCATGCTCAGAAACACTTCCGCAGAGATATTCGTGCACCCATATTCGTTCCGTATGATCCCCGATGGCCCAGCCTCGGCCAGTAGCACTTCACCAAGAAAAACGTCCCATGCCAGCTTGGGATGACAGCGGTGCAAGCTTGGACGGTCAGGCCAAAGCGAACAGTGGCACACGAAGCTACCATTTACGTGCCAGTGCTGCCGCCCACCGAACGTCATCCTCGGGCCTGTGATTCGCTTCCCGAGTTGCAACGTGTGGTTGTGCGCTTCCTTGATTCGGTTGATCCAATCGGGCGACAACGGACACGCGTCGCCTTCTATCATGAGCGCATTGGCACACGGCAGCCTCCCGCTGTAGTACGCATCCGAGACCTTCTGCATAGCGCTCGCCCACGGGTCGAAGGCAATTCCCGGATACGTCTTCTTCTCGTCTACCGTGACCTCCATGGGCACGTAGCCGAACTTGTGCCCCACGTAGGCCATGGTCTTTCGAATGTCGTCATCCATCGGCGTGGCGCTCTGGCGGGCGAACACCATATAGACGTCGTCGCGCCAGCACGGCTCGATATCGGCGATGAGTCGGGCCAGCGCCATGGCTCGGTCTTTGTCGCCACTCCAGAACTGCAACACGATGGCCAGGCAGTCGGGGACAGCCTTCGCCGCCGCGTCTTGCTCCATCTGCTCATCGAGAATGCGCCTGGCGTGCGTGGCGCCGAACGGGTAGCGCTCGGCCGCGGGCATGGCCTTGGCGGGAGGCTTGGGGGGCGCTGGCGCGACAACGGGCCGGAGGGCGTCGATGTTCTTCACGGCTTGGGAGATTCGAGCTTTGGCTTCATTGTGTGCATCCATGACCAAGTCGATGGACTGCCTCGCGATGGCTTCCCCGTATCTCTCGACGCGCGCCTTGGCCTCTCCCGAAAGGGGAGGGATAGTCACGGTGAAGTGGGACGGGTCATTCTGGTCAACGTCACACGCCCCGTGCGTGTTCTTCACCGCTTCAAGCAACGCCAGCTTGTTCTCAATCCCTACGGTCCAATTCGCGTGATGCACCATCAAGTCAGCCGGCGGCGCCACTGGATCGCCTGGTTTCCAGCAAACGCCATTCCTGCCCACGGTCCAGTAGCGCTCTGGCAGAAGCCCCCACGCTGGCGCGAAGGGCGTTTCGAGCAAGCGGTTCGCCGCGTCCTGGTCCATTTGATTCGTCTCGCGCATCCACTCGGCGACCTTGCGCCAGTATTCCAACACCCGCGGCGTGGGACGCATGACCATGAACCCGGTGCACGCGCCGGCGGGGCCATCGTCCTGGAAGAGGATGTCGCTGTCGCCAAACAACTGCATCAGGTCCGCCGTCGGGTCGCCGTAGAAGCGCACGTCAACGTCGCTGAAAATGAACGGCTCGCCGTCGAGGTTAGCGGCCAGCACTTCCAGGATGTAGCCTACCTTGGCGAGGCACGTCGCTTGGAAGCCGTCGCTCTGGAATGCGCCGGTTGCGCTTTGCTGGGGGAGAAGACGGACGCTGAAGTTGAGACGGCTGGTTCGCAACGATGGTGCGAAGTGTTTCTCAAACATCCCATTATGGCTTGGCGTATAGCAGGCGTAGATCTTCACTTGGTTGGGTCCTTCACGATGGTGGCCGGCACTTGCTCGCCGTTGATGGTGATGGTCTCGGGCTTCTGTTCTTCGAAGAAGTAGCTCTTGGGCTCGAATGGCTTCGGCTCTTGGGCTGGCCGCTGCGCCGCCATCCGAAAATGTTCATCCGTGATCGTGAACACCTCGCCGGCCTTTACGTTTCGCGCCCACACGAGCCTTCCGTCGACCACGCGAACGGTCGGCCGAGCTTCCCACTCGCGCCGATGCCGCATCTTGCGCCGCTGCTTTCGGGTGGGCCGGCCCGAGTAGCACCTTGGAACATCCCACACTATCGCGTTCATGTCCCGGCGTTGCTTGCGGGTTGGGTGAATGCGCTTCATGGCTTGCCCCGTTTTGCTCCCCCAGAATGCCCCACAGCAGCGCACGCGGCAGACAACCACTACGACCGACAGCGTGATGGTGGGGCAATCAAGGGGAGCAAGTGAATGGCCATCGTGGTGAGGCCATTACGGCACGACGGCGCGGCGCTGTCAAGCTCTAGTCGTCGTTGCCCGCGGCGGGCTTCCTCTCGAACGGCGAAGGCTTCGCGGCCGGCTCGCCTTCCTTGCCGTTCTTTGGCTCACCCGCGACGGCGCCTACTTCACCGGGCACCGCTGGCACCCCAGTCGGCGCAACCACTTCAGGCGGGTTGAGCAGGTCGTCCATTTCCTTTTCCGATCGCGCCTCGCCGAGCTCCTTTGCCATCTGGACGTCCTCGTCTTCCATCGTCTTGAAGCTGCCGTCGTTGCTTCTCTCGCGTGCGATGAGGCCTTCGCTGGCTACGCCCATATCGAACCACGTCTTGTCCGAGTTGGCCTTGTTCACTCTCACCGTTGACGCTTGCACTTCCCCGAGCTGGCGCAGCGGATTGAACTCGCTCTGGAAGTTGTCGGGCATGTAGCCGAGCGCGCTTCTGGCCATCACCTGGTCGATGGTGTTGAGCTGCGGGCCTAGGTCAAGCTCTTGCTTCGCCTGAATGTGATCGTCCCAGTTGTCCTGTTCGCCGTCGCCGTTGCTGCCGAGTCCGCCGGGAGATTGTCCGAAGAGCCTGGTCATCGGCATGTCGTACGCGCCCGCGAGGTCGGTGCGGCTATCGCTAAGCATCTGTGCGACGCCCGAGAACTGCGCCGGGTTGCGCGTGTAGGTCTCCTTGTCCTTGTCGAGGATCATCATCCGCGTCGTGCCCTTCATGGCGTTCAAAAGCTGGTAGCGCTTCATCGCCGTGACGGTGCCATCATCGGTGGTGAGCAAATCCCACAGCCCCTCGGCGGAAATAACATCCTGATTCGCCTCGGTGATCAGCGTGCCAGCGCCAGCGACGATACTGTCATAATTCTTCGTGGCTGTCTTCACCGAGCGAAAAACGCTGTCATCCCACAGGGCGTTGCGCATCCATTCGTACCAAGGCAGCTCCTCACCGTTAAACCGCACGCATCGCGAATGATGAACCTGCACCGACGTGTCAGCGAGGAAGTAGTATTCAGGCAAGCCGAAGTTGGGATCGCCGAGCGACTGATTTAGGTACGGCGCAACGATGGAGGCGTCGACCTGTGCTTGACCTTGAACCATGGCCGCCTTCGACGGCGGCATGCCGTACACGCGCCAACGGTCGAAGGGCAAAATCCCGAGCAGGCAATCTTTCTTGAGGCGGTCGAGCTCAAGCGGCTCCTTCATGGCCTCCGCGCTGGCCTGCCCCTTGATCATCATCACGCCGATGCAGCCGCCGTAAAGCCGCGACCACTTGATGCACTGGTGAACGCGCTTCTTGAGCTGTACACGCTTCTCCTCGGCGAGGATGGCCGGCAGTCCATTCTCGGCCTTGCCCTTGTCCATGCCATCCCATGAAATTTTGCGCCACTTGCGAACCATGTCGTCGGCCGGCGTGACCACAAGCCTCTTGCATGACCACGAATTCTCGAACATCGCATCCGCGGTCAACCGGTCAATCGGCGGGCCGGGCACGTACTTGCTGTACGTGGTCTTGTCCGAGTGCGTACCCATGCCGGTAACGAAGTTGACCAGACCATCGACCACGAACGGGTTGATGGTGCCCGGCGTGCCAGGGCTATCGATGGCGGTATGCTGCATCTGCGGCGGCAAGCTCGAAAGAATCTTGTAGCCAGCGCTGTCGTTCGCCACGTGCGGCGAATGGCTAGACTCTGGAATGCCGAAAAATGATCGTAGACTCATGGTGTCGCCTTTCAGAGAATGTCGGCCATCGTGGCGCCTCGCGCTCGAATCATTGGCTGCATCCCATACCTAAGTGCGTCGATGCAGTGATTGTGCTTGTCGACAATGTCCGGCAGCACATCGCCGGTAAGCTTGTCGGTCTTGTAACTATACAAACGGAACTCGTCGGCGGTCCGCTTACACCTTGGATGTATAACGATTTGCTCGAACCCACGAAGCCACGATATGCCGTCTTCAACCGAGCCTGACCACTTGTCAGCCGCCACACAGTCGAAGCCTGCATTCTTCATGTGGTGGATCGTCTCTGGCCTGGAACAGTCGGCGCGAATTTTCCTCTTCCTGCTCCCCTCAATCTTATCAAACAGGGTCGGCGTGTCGGTAAGGTCGCAGCCGACAGCGTACGCTTCGCGCTCTATGTACAGCCGTCTTCCGAATATCCACGCCTTGATGAGTGTCGTAGGGTCCTGTGAGAAACCCCAGTCCGCTCCGAAGTAAGGGCCACTCCAAACGTCGCTTGACTTGCTCGGCGACGTCATCGGCACGAAGTCATCGATCGCCCATTTACCATTGAACACCTGGGCATCACTGCGCGCCCACGTGCCGCCCTCCCAGACGTGCTGGTAGGCATCGGGATCGACTCGGCGAAGGTGCTCAAGCTCGGCAAGCAGAACGTCGGGCAGCGCAGGGTTGTCTCGCCAGCTGACTTGCACGGACCTTGTCCGCTTTGGGTCGTAGTTTGGCTGGCCTTCGACGAATCGCTTGTAGGTCGGGTCAGCCTCCTGATCAGGGTTGAACGTCACCCAAATCTCAGAGCCAGGCTTGCGCACCGTCGGGATGAGATAGGCCCATGACTCTTCACTGACGGCCTCGGCCTCTTCTACCCAGCAAATGTCAATTCCTTCGAGAGACTTCAGCGAACGGATGTTGTGCTTTAGCCCAGCGAAGATGATGCTACTTCCACTTGGTAAGCACTTGATCGTAGTCTTCTGGACGTCGAAGAAAGCCGAGAGTCCTAGTCGAGCGATCTGCGTATCCAGCAAATGGTGAACGGAATCGCCAATCGACCGTTGAAACTCGCGCGCGCACAAGATGCGCAACGGTTCGTTGAACGCGCGAACGATCAGCGCGTCGGCTGCGGCCCATGACTTCGCCGACCCTCGGCCTCCGTATGCCGCCTTGTACCTGCATCGCGACTTGACGAAAAGTCGCCAAAGCTTCCCGGTGAAGACGACCTTGCCCATTTACTTCGGCGGCGTCTCGTTGGCGGTCGTCGAGTCGCTTCCCTCGAAAAGGGTTACCTCAAGTCTAGGCGGCGCCACCGGCGTGCCGTCTGGGTTCTCCAGAATCGAGCTATTGCGCTGGCGCCAGTTCTCCGGGTCGCTACGCTCAAGCACGAAAGCCTCGGCCTTCCAATCATCGGAGCCTTGTTTCTGAATGCGCTTCAGTGCCTCGATGCGGCGAAGCGCTCGGGCTCTCCCACACCATGACGCGAACGCGCGAAGCTCCTCGGTGGTCTTCTCCACGTCTTCAGCCTGGGCAATCCAGTTGTTCAACGTGTTGCGAGAAATTCCAGCCGCTTCGGCAGCGTCGGTCTTAGTCGCGGCAACGCACAGATACTGGACAATCTCCAGGGCCGTCTCGGGCGTGAACCTGGGAGGGTTGCGCTTGTCCCATCGGCGCTTGGCGGACTCGTCGACGTAGATTGCGCCATGCGTATCACCAGCGGATTTCTCCTGAACGAAAACCGGACGGTCCTGCATCCACTCGGAATCAGGCGTAGATGACTCTTCTGCCATACTGTCGAAAGAATAACACGACCTCTCGACCATTTGTCAACGTTCTACGCCCAATTGACAACTCGCGCCTAATACGTGAGCGAATGCCGCCACCCGCCGCAAAATGTCAAGCCTCGCGTTCCAGAATGTCGCAAGCCGCTCGCTCAGTACGTGGGCGATTCCAGATATGGCGCGGGGAAATCTGGGAGTCAGGCACAGAACCGCACGCCCTGATCCGGACGGATCAAGACGTCGCCATGTTTCAGACGTTAAATCAGCGCCATCCTCTAGTGACGCCTACATGTGGCGTCTCGGCGCGCTTGCGCTGCTCAGGCTGACCGGCGTGGGTTACTTCCATGCCTATCTGGTTGACGCCCATTTCAACTCTTGTCCCCAACTAAATGATGCGGCCCACCAACTCGACAACGAGGATTTTGGCAGTCTGGACACGGCGCGTGTGAATCGTGCCTTGCCATGAGTGCTCCACCTATCGTTTGGTACTCCAAGGGGGCATAGCCGAGGGTTTGGGACTCCCCATCGCTCGTGGGGGACCATGGTCGGGGTGGATGCTTTCCCGGGTATAGGATAGCTTGGGCGAGACTGACGTGTAGGCTCGTGTAGTTGACGTAATGTTTCTTATCAGACATTGAGAGCAAAGTGGCGTTTGAACGGACTATGCTCCGGCTCGTTCCTTGCTGCGAGTAATCGCATGACGAAATTGGAACGCCCGAAATCTTTCGGTGCTGGCCGCCAACCGACGCTTCCAACCGACCACTCTGGCGATCACCTGGACGAGGACACCGCGGACGACGAGCACGCCGCCGATCAGGACTATGATGATGACGCGGACGAGGATGTTCGTCCGCCAAGCTAGCCTAGAAGCCGTCGCTCACGAAAGCGTTCTCCAAACTCCTCCGACCTTCGTTTGCCCGCTGAGCACCGTTCGCCACTGGCCGCTGACCCTTATCGACGTCGACACGACGGTGCGCCACTGGCCGGCGACAAGCAGTCGCCCGCCCGAGCCCTGAACGACTACGCCGCTGGTCGATTCCGTTTCAGCCACAGATTCGGATAGCCCAGCGATGGCAGCCGTCGATGTGGTTGACTGCTCCGTTTCGGTTTCGCTATCGGAAAGGCCAACGCTGGCACTTATCGAGCCGGCGACCGTCGCGGAAATCGCCTCGGTCTCGGCCAACGAAGCGGACAGTGCGAGGCCGCCCGTCATCGACTCCGTGGTGCCTTCTGTCTCACTGACACCTACGGAGGAAACCCCGGTGGCCGCGACCTGTTCGGATTCCGCCTCGGAGTCTGCCAGTCCCGCGTTCGCCTTCGCCGAGGTTGCAGCAGCTTCGGAAGTCGCTTCCGACTCGGCGAGCCCCGCAGTAAGCGCAAGGCCGCCTGTCATCGATTCGGATTCGGCGTCCGCCTCGGAAAGGCTTGCGCTCGCCGTTTCCGTGGCCGCGGCTTGCTCTGTTACCGCTTCGGATTCGGCCAGACCAGCGATCGCGGATCCAACCGCCGCAGTGCTTTCCGATTCGTCCTCGGACTCGGTCACGGCTACAGGCACCGTGCGAATGGCCGACGTGCTCTCCGTTTCCGCTTCGTTTTCGGACAGTTCAGCGGACAGCGCCAAACCGCCCGTCATCGCTTCGGCCACGGTCTCGCTCTCGGAAACCCCGCTCTGGATGAGCACTGAAGGAGCGACGGATTCCGCGACGGCGTCAGACTCAGTTACCCCAACGGTCAAGGCGAGACCGCCTGTCATCGCTTCCGATTCGGCCTCGCTCTCGGACAGGCCTGCGGACAATGCGAGGCCGCCCGTCATCGACTCCGTGGTCGCTTCGCTCTCGGAAACGCCCGCGCTCGCCGCTGTCGATACCCCGGTGCTTTCGGTGACAGCGTCCGACTCGGACAGTCCGGCCACCGCCGTCGAAGTCGTGGCGGCGCTCTCCGTTTCAGCTTCGGACTCCGCAAGGCCGGCGGCCAAGGCGAGGCCTCCCGTCATCGATTCCGCAACGGTCTCGCTTTCGCTGACACCTTTTTGGATGAGCACTGAAGGGGCAACGGCGTCCGATACAGCATCGGACTCGGTCAGCCCCGCGGATGCTACCGAAGACGACGCCGTGCTCTCCGCAACGGCATCTGACTCGGTCAGCCCAGCGACCGCGATAGCCGTCGCGGCAGCCTGCTCCGTTTCCGCCTCTGACTCTGCCGCCCCCACGGTTGCCGCCGTAGTTGCAGTTGTGCTTTCGGTGACAGCATCCGACTCGGATACGGCCACCGGCACGGTGCGAACTGCTGTCGCCGATTCCGTTTCGGCTTCCGACTCCGAAAGGCCAGCGTTCGCCGTCGCTGTCGTGGCAGTGCTTTCCGATTCGTCCTCGCTCTCGGCCACCCCGAGCACAGCAGATCCAACCACCGCAGCGATTTCTGCCACGCCCGCCGAATCGGTAAGGCTCGCCGACACACGCGCAGAAGTCGCTGTACTTTCTGACTCTGATTCAGTCTCGTAGACCGACGCCGAGAACACGGTCGCCGTGGCTACTGACTCCGATGCCGCTTCCGATTCCGCGACCGCCGTCGAAACGATCACCACGCCAGCAACAGCCTCGGCGACGGCTTCGGACTCGGCGAGGATCGGGACTGCTATTGTCCCGTCTGCCGCTTCTGTGACGGTCTCAGATTCAGCTACTGCGGCAGCGTCAATTGTCGCTGCCTGTACATCTTCCGTCTCGGCAACGCTCTCCGTAAGCTCGGAGTCTACCGTGTACAGAATTCCGGCAGTTTGCCCAGGATCTGGAACTATGAGCGACGGCGTCGTCGGATTGTAGAACTGTCCCGTGTCCCCCACGGGACAGTATCCCAGTGGGTACAACCAGTTCGCTGCCGCGCCGGGCGCACCTATACGGTAGGACACGGCATGGCCTCGCTGATGGTCAGCTTGTCAGGAGACGCCGGGGGCCGCCGCTCCATGTCTACTCTTCGAAGGCTACATACCCGCTCAGGACGCTGATCGCGCCGCCTGTCTCGTTCCACAGCGCTATGTAGTCAGTCGCCGTGGCTCCTCTGATATACAAGCCATTGCGAAACGACCACACCACACCCGCGCCAATGGCAGCAGGGGCACGCCCACTGCGTATCCTAGCGGCTGCTGTGACAGTGGGAGCCGTCGACCACGCTGTGTCCACCAATCCAGTTGCCGCGTGATCAACGGGAAATGTGGCCTGCCCAACGCTCGTTGACGTCGTAGCCGTGTACCCGCCAACCGTGTTTCGGTACAGCGTGATCCCGCTAGCCGTTGCGGCGTTGCAGTTCCAACCGATCTCCCAGATCTTCAGGCCGTTGGTCGGAGCGCGGATCGCGGCCATCGCAGCCCCGTTGGCCGTTGCCGTTGTAATGAAGGCAATTTCGTAAAACGGCATGGTAATGCCTTACGAGATGGTGATTGTGAACGTGACGGCGAGCTGGTCGCCAATCTGCAGCGTGCGCTGGGTGAAAGCCAGTGCGTGGTGCATGATGCCGCCGGAACCTGCCGAGAACAGCGCGGCTTTCTGCGCCGCCTGCGCTCCCGTGGCACACGTGAAGGTCTTGGAGATCGTTACGGTGGCGGCCCCGGCGCTATGCGCGTAAGTGCCAATGGCGCGGGTCAGACCGTTGGCAGCGATCTCGTTCGAAAGCGTCGTGCTCGCCGTGGTCTCGGTCAGGGTGTCGTTCGAAAGGGCGATGTAGTTCAGGCCGTTGGCTTGCGCGCTTGTTCCGTAGGTCTGTGCGAACGTGAAGTCAATTCCGGCCGTCGTCTTGACGTTCAGGACTTCCTCTGTCGACAACACCTTCCCATCGCGAATATGGGTGATCGTGCCCTTCGCTCTGGCCACCCGTACGTTCTCTTGTGTCTCTGCTGCGGCCTTGAATCCGATGGCTACACCCTCTTCGTCTGCCATTTTTTCGTTCATGACTCTTTCCTTTCTCAACTGATTTTGAAATAGATGCTTCCGTCTGGCAGCCCGCCAGGTGGATCTCCGGTACCCGTGTGAATGTTCGTGCTGACAAGAATCGCTTGAGTCGGGATGTCAAACCCAACGTTGATAAGAGGATCGGCGCTATCAATCCCGGCGAACTCAAGATCCACGCCGTACTTTTGGATGTAGACGCCGGTTCCCCGCGAGTTGATGTTGCTCGCCGTGTTGACTTCGCCACCGCCGCCGCCACCGGCAATCGTAGCTATGCCGAACTTTCCGGCCGGCCTGAAGATCGCCTGCCCCGCGGATACTTGCAGATTGGTGGCGCCCTGCTGAACGATGAGCCAGCCACGAAACGTGGCACCGACCACTGACGGGTCCACGTTGGTCGGGTCTTGAATGTGCGCCAGCGCGTCCGCCGAAGTTGCATAGACAATCTGCCCGTAGACAATCCCCGTGAGGTTGACGAGCGGAAACCACCACAGGGCTTGGATTGTCCATTCGCCGTCTGGCACCGCTGTCAGAATCCCGTTGTCCGCGTCCCAATGATCGGGGTCAACGGTAACCGTGGGAGCGCCGGTCGTAAACGTACCGTCGCCCATTTGCCAAGATGGCATAAGGATGCACTGGCCCGCCGACAGGGTTGGATCCACGACAAAGTCCGGGTCTTTCCTGGAGTTCTCGGCATTCAGGTCTGACCCAAAGGTGACTCCACCCGTCTTGGTCAGCATCATGGATGGAAAAGGGGTAGGTCCGTAGACGTTCCCGGAGGTCGTCATCAGCCCCAGGGTTCGGCACAGGTCGACCAGTTTCTTGTAGACGTCAATATCATTGTAGGGCTGGCTGTACGCCAGCACCTCATAACCTCCAAAGTGCGCCACGCCCCCTAGCTGGACAACGTCGCGGGTTGCGGAGGTCGAGATAATCGACTCCGAAATCAACGGGGTTACCACCCCGGCAACCAGTTGCACTCCTACGATTGTGGAAGTGGTGATCGTCAAGTACGGGTCGGGCACGGACAGCCACGGCCCAGCTTCGACCTCGACAACTACCGGATTCAAGGGGTCAGTGTAGTTGTCGACGAAACGAAATAGGCCCGCGCCTATGTTGATCGATTGATGGTCGGCTCCAATCGAAAGCGTGCCACCCCGCAGGCATGAAGTGCTGTGCGCGGACTTGGCCAGCGCGAGCGCTTGCGATGCCGTCGCGCGCGCGGTCGTGTCAACCGTTCCTCCCAACCCGGACCCGTCCTCACCCTTAGGCCCACGCAACCCCGTCGACACGGTGATTGACTGCACTGGTCCGGGCACTTGAACGGTAATGCTTTGGACATCAGACATGTTACACGTACGGAATGTTTCCGCCCGGATCGACCGCTAGATTACCGACGAAGCGCATACATGGATGGGACGGATCGTCGGCCAGCGCTAGATCAACCTCGATGATGGACTTCAGCCCAGCTGGAAGCGCATCGGACTGATCTTGAGTCCACGTAAAATCGCACTCTAGGTTTCCTGAGACAACAGACGTCACGATAGCCGGAACGATAAGAGGATAACCAGCGGTTGCCGTCCTGCGAATCTGGCACGTGACCACGGCGCCCGTTAGGGATACGCCGTCCCTCGGCGTGATCGTCAGGTGGAACCCGTCTTTTTGGTGCGCGCATGTCTTGATGTCGGTTGCGAATTTGGTTACGTCAGGCATGGGGAACCTCTTAGGATATTACCTAAACGGAGTCGGAAACACAACACGGTCACGGGAAGCAAACTCCCTATGCGCACAGCTCGCCAAACGGGCAGGCCAGCGGCGCGCACTCCGATGCATCTGCGTGGCGGTCGCATGCGGCGTAGGTGGCGCCGGCGATGGCGATGGTCAGGGCGATGCGGATGATGGTGGTCATGACTGGTCCTCCTACTGTGTCCAAATTTGCGGGCCGTCCTGCAGCCCTAAAATCCTGTTGCGTGCGCGAATGGCCAGCGCCTCAATCGCGTAGATGCGGGCCAGCTTCGGGTCATCGTCGGCCAGCGACTCGTAGTCCTCCCAGGTCATCGCGATGATGCTGCCATCGTCGAGTACGGAGTAGACGCGGTTGGCGTTGAGAGATTCGAAAAACGCCGACGCGCCCTTGGCTGGCCCGCCGCCGTCGATGGGCCTGGCGAATCTCCCACCGCAGAGAGGACAGCAGCCAGCGTGCTCGGGGACGATTTGGAGACAGTGCAGACAGGCGCGGGTTGCCACGAGGCGGGTTGCCACGGCTAGCGAGCCTCCAATTCTGAACCGTCCACGCAAACGTCCCCAACGTGGCGGAATCCCTGCCACAAGCGAACCTCGTACATCCCAGGGCTTCTGTACGCATCAAGCACGATTGCTTCGCGGTTGCCGTTGCACACAACCTTGTCGCCTCGGCTCCATGTCCTCGTCTTCGCTGCCGTGTTGTTTTGCGTTTCCATTCCTTGAATATAGTCCGCCTGGCGGACGAGCGCAAGCTCTTATTTTGTGGTTGATGTCGATTTCTTTGGGCACGTCAAAACCGCGTCCGCGCCCACTGGCGCCACCTCAAGCCCGAGCTTGACGCGCACATACTGCCCCATATTGAGCCCCGACCGATTGACCTCGGCCAGAAATTGCTTGTGCTGATCCTCGCTGAATCGGATCGAGATGCGGGGGCTGTACTCGCCGCGCCCGGCGTTGGGAGTGTGTTGGTTGGGCATGTTTCCTTTCAGGCGGTCGCGGGGGATAGCTGCAACATCGCATCGGTTTCGACGATGTACTTCGCAGGGTCGGCCATGACCTTGGCGTAGACCTCCTTTCCCTCAAATGAGTCGACCGCGGCTTGCTCGGTCGCGCTCATGTCGGCGTACTTGCGCTTGCCGTACGAAGGCGGCAACCACTGCTTCCGCTGCGCGCCGAATCGGTTCAGACGGTCGAGTAGATCCTTGCGCGAGAATCGGATGTGCACCGTCCCCTTTTTGAAAAAGGTCACGCTGAAGAAGCTGGACTCGATGTTTGACGATTGCTGTATTTCCTTCGCACGGGTCATCGCGGCCGCGATGGTCACGTCAGGTGGAAGCCCTCCGTTCAGAAACGTTAGGCACTTCTCCAGGTCGGTCAACTCTCGTGCGCCATTCGAGCGATCCCAGCGATTCCAAATCTTGTCCCACGCGTGGTGCGGTAGGATCACTTTGTCGTTGATCTTCCAACTCTTGTTCGTACACCACCCGTCGAAATAGTGGATGTTGTCGGAATCGTGATCCCACGAATGAACGCGTGACAGGTCGTCGAACTGCTTGAGAATCGTCGCCTCGATGCTGGCGATGGTGTGGTTCGACAAATCCCTCTGAATCGACACGATGTTGACCCGAGAGAATTCGTACTCGGCCAACGTCTCCACCTTCGCCGTCAACTCGCGCTGGAGGTTCGAAGTGAGCTGCCCGATGAACTGAGGCGCCTCGAAGAGCGCCTGCCAGTATTTCAGACGGGTCAGGCGGATGTATCCGTTCAGCATGTCGTTGTCACGACAACGGAATTTTCGCTCGTCGATGGTCAACTGGAGGATGGGATTGCGATTGTCTCCGCCAAGCTGGTCGAGTAGGTGCGGGCGGATCCGTTCGTACTCATGGAGCAATCGCATGCCCGCATCGACCTCAAACCGATAGCGGGAGATGATGGCGTCGACGAAGTCTCCAGGAGCGATCTCCGTGGGTCCGCCACGCTTTGTGGCCTCGGCCTTCTGCGCCTCATGCAGGTCTTCGAGAATGATGCTGTCCGATACGCTGTTGGGAATGCCAACTCCGATGAACGCAACCTCGACGTCGGTGGGACGCTCGGCCTGGGCAAACTCGCCCGCGTGGAATGTCACCGTCGCGCCCAGCGCTTCCAGTTTCTTGGCTAGGGCCTTGCGCTCGAACGTATACGGGTTGCGAATCGTCTCAGCGTTCAGCACACACCGCACTTGCCCGCCGTATTGGGCCAGCTCCAACGCTTTCAGCAGATGGCGAGCACCATCGGAAAACGGTGGGTTCATCACGATCAGGTCGTAGTGCTTACGGGTGTCGTAGGTTAGGAAATCGTCGTGCACCACGCGGAAGCCTGCGCCCTTGAGGGTATTGCGCAGGTCGGGGTCAAGTTCTATACAGTCGATATTGCTTTTTCCGTCGTAGCCGCGCGTGCTGCGGTAACTCCGTTCGCGAGCCGATTCGAGCATCTTGGCGACACGGGCGGCGATGTCGCCCTTACCGACCTGTGGCTCCAGCACCGTCACAATCGTGCTCCAGTCGATGTCCGCGAGCATTCGCGAGATGAGTTTCGGTGGCGTGGGAAAAAACTCATGGTCCAGCATGGTCAGGCATCCTCAACCGTCGAGATGGCCCGCAACTCACTTCGCGTCTCAGTCATCCCGAGTTGCAGCTCTGCCCGGCAAATCGCGTCGATTGCCATCTCGTGGATGCTCATCGGCGGAAACAACTTGCGACGCTTCGGCGGGAATATCCGCGCCAGTAGCTCGGGCGTAATGGGAATTTCTTGGGTGGTCGCAAACATTGTCGGTCTCCTGTGGTTGGTTGGTCGGTAGTCCCTGGCGCCGCTATCGTCGGGTGAGCGCTGGAGCTGTGAGCGTCGCGCCCTCGCTGACGTCGAGCCCGCCCATGACCGGCCTGCGACGGCTTCGAACTCGAGAAGGATCATGGCGTCGCCCCAATCCCGAGCACGCTGTCCACCGTCGCGTCGCACCCGGCTACCGCGCACCATGCAGGGTCCGGCTCTGCGGCTACTGCGGCGGGCGGGTCAGTCTCCCAGGGCTCCGAGTTGTCGAATGGCTGGGCCGACGATGCCGGAGCGTCTGGAGTACAAACCGCAACCGCGGTCCGATACTCCTCGGCTGCAGCGGTCAGCACGTCACGGAGGGCCTGGCGGGAGGGCTCCTTGCTGGGCGGGTCGAGCTGCATTTCCCACAGCCTGGCCTGGACGTCGACCAGCGTGGCCTCGGCGCGGGCAACGGCGGGTGACTGCGCGCACTCCGATGCGTCGGCGTGGCGGTCGCACGCGGCGTAGGTTGCGCCGGCAATGGCGAGATAGAGGGCGATGCGGACGATCGCGCGGGTCATGTGGTCGGCTCCGTCCATGGGCAGGAGACCAGCTCGCGAATGTCAGCGATCTGTAGTCTTTTTTCGGCGGCGCGGGCGTCGAGGGCGGCGCGGGCGTCGCGGGCGTCGCGGGCGGCGCGGGAGGCGAGGGCGTCGAGGGAGGCGAGGGAGGCGAGGGAGGCGCGGGAGGCGAGGGCGTCGCGGGCGGCGAGGGCGTCGAGGGCGTCGAGGGCGGCGAGGGCGTCGAGGGCGTCGCGGGCGTCGCGGGCGGCGAGGGCGTCGAGGGCGTCGAGGGCGTCGCGGGAGGCGCGGGCGTCGAGGGCGTCGAGGGCGTCGAGGGCGTCGCGGGCGGCGTCACAGATCGTTGAAAAACCAGAATCGTCTGGCAGTGCTCGCAGCGCCCCCGCACGTATCGTCATCCCGTAGGCGTCCATGATCGTCGCAGCATGCACCCTCGCGCCCCTCAGTGCCCACCTCAGCGCCAACGGCCGTACGGATATCCAGTCGCGGCCACGCGTGAGCCACCATACCGCCCAATCAATGTGGCCCTCCGAAAGCAGTTTTTCCCAGCACTCCGCAGCGGTGGCGCAATGCTCGGACACCCATTTGCGGCCCTCGCTGCACGCGCCGATTGATAAAAAATGCTCGTCCAATTTAGTCATGTGGTCGGCTCCGTCCATGGGCAGGAGACCAGCTCGCGAATGTCAGCGATCTGTAGTCTTTTTTCGGCGGCGAGGGAGGCGCGGGAGGCGCGGGCGTCGAGGGAGGCGCGGGCGTCGCGGGCGGCGCGGGAGGCGAGGGCGTCGAGGGCGGCGAGGGCGGCGCGGGCGTCGAGGGCGGCGCGGGCGGCGAGGGAGACGAGG